TTCTAACTTTGGTGTTGTTGTTGGGGGTCACTCTTCAGCCGTAGCTACTGCCGAACAAATTAACAAAACAGAAACCTATCGTGATCCAGATAGCTTTGCTGATGTTGTTCGTGGTATGCACCTATATGGCCGCAAGATTCTTCGTCCCGAAGCTCTTGTTAATGCCAAAATTTGCTTAGTATAAGGAGTGATGAAAAATGGCTTTAGGCGATAACACTCTTCTAGCTGCTCGTGGCAACGACGCTCGTGGTCGCGGCATCTATATGGTACAGCATGAACTTGATTATGCTGTAGCACTTTCTGATAAAGGTAGCGCACTTGCTGCCAACGATGTCATTCCTGTAATTTCAGTTCCTGCTGGTTCTGTTATTATGAACGCAGGTGTTGAGGTTGTAGTTGCTTCTTCGGCAGGAACTATGACTTTTGATCTGGGTACAGGCGTTGATGTTGATTGCTTTGTTGACGGTTTTGACGGCGACAGTGGTACTGCTGCTGGCACATATGCTCAGAACGCTGCTGCGTTCCAGCCTCTTGTGTGTGTTGCAGACGACACCATTGACGTTAAGCTTATTACGCAGTCAGGTACGGCCCTGACTACGGGTAAGATTCGTGTGTGGGCATTGATTATGGATGTTTCTGACATCGGTGTCGTTGGCGCGGACGAAGTTGATCGTGACACTCTAGCGTAAGCTAACTGAGTATGGGGCTGGGAGTTAAAACTCTCAGTCCCTGCTTATGTTATATAAGGAATAAACTATGGCAATTACCACAGCAATGTGTAACTCTTTTAAAACAGAGCTTTTAGGAGGAACGCACGACCTAGACTCAAACAGTATTAAGCTTGCTTTAATTAAAGTGTCTCATTCGGGTACATACAATGCAAGCACGACAAATTATTCAAATGTTACAGGTGCTAGTGATGAAGCTTCTGGTACTAACTACAGTGCTGGCGGGCAAGTTTTAGATTCTGCTTCTATTGCTTTATCCGGTTCTACAGCCATCGTAGATTTTGCAAATGAAGTTTTTTCTAATGTAACTGTTGCTGCAACAGGTTGTATTATTTATAATGCTTCCCAATCTAATAAAGCTATTTGTGTAATTGATTTTGGCGGTACTGTTTCAGCTACTGCTGGTGATCTTACAATTGAATTTCCTGCCGCAGACGCATCAAACGCTGTTATTCGTATTGCATAATAGGTAGCTAATATGGCTATTATTGCACAGTCTGCTCGTTATGGTTCTGGTTTATTTGGTTTATCTAAATATGGTGAGATAAATCTATCAGTGTCACTAGCAAGTGTTGCTGCAACCAGTGCAGTAAATACTGTTCAGTTAAGTGTTAGTTCTAAAGTTATACCTACTGGTGTTGTAGGTACAGGCAGTGTTGCACCTGTAGCAGCGGGCGGTTTTGAAATTGATATTACTGAAAGTATTAGTACAGGAGTATCTAGTACAGGATCAGTAAATACTGTTACAATAAATATTGGTGAGACGGTTGTAGGTGTTACTGCAACAGGTGCAGTAAATACTGTAGGGCTTATTGCAAATTCTACCTTTGAGCTTGCAGGTGTTAGTTCTACAATAAGTTTAGGTACTGTTACCTCTATAGTAATAGAAAAATGTGAGGGTGTTACTGCAACAGGTGCAGTAAATACTGTAGGGCTTAGTACAGGTTCTACCTTTAAGCTTGCGGGTGTTAGTTCTACAATAAGTTTAGGTACTGTAGTTAAAACAGCAGAAGTTTTTAATTTTGAAGCAGTGAAAGCACAGTATAGCAGAAAACGCTGCGTTTATATTTCGAGAGCAGCTTAATGTCTACTACGTATGAACGAACAGTAAATGTCCCTTTTGAAAGTCGTCTTATTTTTGTTTTAAGACAAACGACAACAAACGACAGAACAATAGATGTACCAAAAGAAGATCGTTACGTTTATGTTGAACGTCAACCAACTTCATTTGAACGAACAGTGTACGTAACGGAGTAACTATATGTCCTTTAAATGGCCTGTAAAAGACCCAGATGAAACACTAGACTACAATGCAGATTGGTCACGTTTCTTAGGCGATGCCACAATTAGCTCTGTAGAATGGTATGTTAAAACTAGTGAGATTGGTAAAACACTTTTGGGTGCAGGGCAAACACTAACGACGGCATCTAGTAGTGCTGTTACTGATAGTATTCAGAATGTGTCTCAGACTAACACAACTACTGTTGCTACCCTCAACATTGGTGGTGGCGTTACCAATAGAGAATATACCTTTTCTTGTAGAATGACAGACAGTACGGGCAGTACCGCTGAACGTACCATTAAATTAACAGTGAGAGAAAAATAATGGCGTACAATTTTCTCGGTCTAGTAAACGAAGTTAATAGGCGGCTTAATGAAGTTCAGCTTACTTCTTCTAACTTTGACTCGGCTACAGGTTTTTATTCTCATGCGAAAGATGCAGTCAATGCTTCTATTCGTTATATTAATCAGTCTGAATTTGAATGGCCTTTTAATCACGTAGAACAAGAAGACGTACTAACAACGGGTACTACTAGATACCCATTTCCAGATGACGCTAAAATTATTAACTTTGACAGTTTTAGAATTAAAGAAGATACTACATTAGGCAACAATACAAAAAAACTAAAGAATGTAGCCTATGAAGAATATTTACATAAGTCTGTTTCTCAAGAGTATAAAGCTACTGACGATAACAATGCTCTACCTAATTATGTGTTTAATGCTCCTTCATTAGAATACGGAATGATTCCTCCACCAGATCAGGCCTACAGTGTAATATATGAATACTATCGTGTTCCTGTTGATTTAGAAAATGCAACTGACGTTCCAGTTATTCCTGAAAGATTTAAGCACATTATTACAGACGGCGCTATGCACTACGCATATCTTTTTAGGGGTGATGCACAAGCATCTACTATAGCTATGCAAAAGTTTGAAGACGGCGTTAAACATATGCGTAGTATTCTCATTAATAGATTTTATTATCTTCGTAGTTATATGGTTAGTAACAATCAGGGGGGAGGACGTATTGCTACATCCTCTTCTAACGTAGGTTCTTCTTTGGACGCACTATAATGGAAGCGTGGCAAACTTTTCCTATTGAGTTTAAAGGGGGTCTTGTAACCAATTTAAGCCCTCTACAGCAGGGTATTAATGCTCCGGGTAGCGCTAGAGTGCTACGGAACTTTGAACCCTCTATTGAGGGCGGATACAGGCGTATCGTAGGCTTTGATAAATACGATAGTAATATTATCCCACCATACGGCGCACCTGTTGTACACGGAGCCAGCCAAAGTGGTACGACATTAATTATAGGTAACATTCATAAAACACCCGAAGCAGGAGACACGCTTACAGTTGCTGGTATCACAGGTACATATACTATTGCAGCAAGTGGTGTTAGTTATGATGCCACTAATCGTAGGGCTACCTTAACACTAACAGGTTCTTTGGCTAGTAGTCCAGCTAATGCTGCGGCAGTTACTTTTACAACAACGACAACAGACCACATGATTACAGGTGTAGCTGTATTTAATGATACAGTTATTGTACAAAGAAATTTTGATCTATTTAAAACGGCAGGCTCCGGTTATACGCACATAAATGTACCCAGTTATGGTACTGTATTAGTTAATGGTGCTAGTCAAACAGGCACCTCTTTAGCTATGGACGCTTTAACTGCTGCGCCACAAGCGGGTGATGTATTTAAAGTTGCTGGTATTGATTTAGTTTATACTGTAACGGCAGATGCTACGGTAAGCAGCGGAGGCTCCACAGTTAGTATTAATCCTGCTTTAGCTAGTAGCCCAGCGGACAATGCAGCAATTACATTTTTATCTACCTCTCGTGTGTCAGCTAATAGATTAAGATTTACACGCTATAATTTTAATGGTACAGATAAAATTATGCTGGTAGATGGGGCTAGTGTTCCAGCTATTTTTGATGGTACTAATTTTACCGCTTTAAACGCTGCCCCTTCAGATGTTGTGGCAGCTACCCACACAATTAATTTTAAAAATACATTGTTTTTTGCTAAAGGTTCTGCTATAACTTTTACAGCAGTGTATACTGATACAGATTTTAGTGCAGCTAATGGTGCAGGAACTATCAAT